CCCTCATTAACATGGGTTAAAAACAAATGCCGGATACTCGAACCGTTGGTATCTGCCAGTCGTAACGGTCAGGATAGAGATATAGCATCTGTTTTACCCTATGCTTCCATAGAAAGAGCCTCAAAATCAAATATGCAATGGCAGCTGGACGGCTGGCGGCTTCCTTTTTACATGGAAAGCTTCAAAACCTTAACATTGCTTTGGGTTATGGATGCTTGTAGCGGGAAAATTATAGGTTATGAAATTGCCGCTACCGAAAACACAGAAACAATACTTAAAGGGATTGAAAATGCAGTGGAAACCACTGGGGTTCTACCTTTAGAAATTGTATCTGATAATCATTCATTTAATAAAACACAAGAAGCGGGCTATTTTAGGGAATCGCTTGATAAATTCGCCGGAACAGAATGGAATGTTTCTTCTAACCCCCGGTATAAATCATTGGTTGAAAGAAGTTTTAAAGCGTTTGGTGAACAATACTGCAAAGATCAACAAGGCTATATTGGTGAAGGTATTCGCACCCGGAATGAGAACGGTCGTACAACACAGGAATTATTAGACCAGTACACAAAATCAGGAAGCTGGCTATTACCGGAACATATCGAACTGATTGCAATTAAATGTATTGAGGATTATAATAGTACTGTAGGAAAAGACGGTAAAACGCGAAATGAGCGTTACGATGCTAATAGAGGCGAACAGGAAAACACAGTTGATTTATATACCCGATTGCGTCTTTTTACACGTGCTATTCCTTATATCGTCAGACGTGGACAAATCAATATCGAACGTGAAAAAGTCCTGTATGAGTTTCAACTAAAGGCATCGCAATATAAATTACTGAATAATAAGAAAGTATTAGTCCGGTACGTAGATTTTGATAAAATATTCCTTTTTGATATTGAGACCGACCAATTTATAGGAGCTGTACCCCGCAAGAACAAAATACATGGTGCAAAAGCCGACCAAACAGAAGAAGATGAACTTCTTTATTACAAGCACAAAGGCCGCCTAAGCGGGATTAAAAACAACCGTAAATTATCTCAAATAGATATTGCAAAGAAAGCCTATGAAATTGATCCGGAGGCCGCCTATGCGATGAATCAAAAACTAACCCCCAAAGATATAGTAGAGGAATTTAAAGCAAACGGGCATCTAAAGGAATTAGCTGAAAAGAGAGGATATAATTTAGACTTTATACCCAAAATGCCAAGCACGCCGGAAGTGAAAACCTATTCGCATGAATCGGCAGACGGGTTTGTTAATAAACACCGCGAATCTCCTATGCTTGCATCAGAAGAAGAAGTAAGAAACTTTGATATTAATAAATATTTCGAGGAAGAATAAACCCGGTGCTATTCGCAGTAACACCGGGCGGTACTTTCTCACTAAAACAAGTTAGTCGTATGAGAAAAGGAATTACAAATTTACCGGAAAAAGCCGAGATAAAAAAGGCTGTAAACCTGTATTGTAAAGAAAAAGGTATAACTAAAAATGACTTTGCAGTACAAGCAGGCATGAGGTTTGACCAAATGGGAGATTTAGAGAATGAACGTTGGGAAAAATTATCTGTTTCGGATTTTATACATATCTGGAACTTTTGCAACCGGAACAAAGTTGAGAATCTTTATCAAACTACAGATTTTGTTTCAGCTTTTAAAATTTGCGATAAAGCCCGTAGGCATCAATTTATGATTGGCCTAACCGCTGATACAGGAATGGGCAAAACAACGGCAATAAGTGCTTATAGCAGGCAAAAAAACGTATTTTATATCTGTTACGATAAGTCAATGAATGCGAGACAGTTTTTTATTGCCCTGTTGCGTGAGTTATCTTATCCTTTTGAAAGCAATTTAAACGACATGATAAACCGGGCAGCAAGTGAATTAAACCGATTAGAAAAACCCTTACTTATTATTGATGAAGCCGGAAAATTAAACCATAATATGATTCTTTATATTCATGCGCTTTGGGATAAAATCAACGTGAATTGTGGGATAGTATTGGCTGGAATGCCATATTTTAAGAATAACCTTCAACGGATGTCAAACAAAGAAAAAGAAGGGTATGCAGAATTTTACCGACGTATTAATCTATGGCATTCATTTGTGGGCTTACAGCCTAAAGAAATAGAGGAAATATGCTCCTTTAACGAAGTAACAGACTCTATACGGGTTAAAGAGCTAAAGCGTAAGCGTCGTTTCGGAGATTTGATGAATGAGATTTATTTAGAAAAAGTAATGAAGGAGGAAATATAATGAAAGAACTAATAGAACCCAAAGACAAAAAGACTGGCCTTCGATTCCGTACAGCGTTGGTGTGTGATATAGAATTGACGAATGGACACATGACACAGATGACGACTATATTTAATGGGGGAGAAATCAATTTTGAGGAGATTAACTGGGGTATAAACCAAGCTCTTTCGCGTTGTTGCAATATTAAAAGGAGTCAGCATACTTTATGCAAATTAAACAATGGTGAATTAGAGCCACTTGCATGGTTTCCAATCACAGAATACAAATTATAAACAGCATGAAACCAATAACATCAGCACAACTAAAGATAATCCATGTCCTTCTAAAGGATTTAGGTATTGAGAATAGAAAGGCAGGCCTTGTTCTCAGCTTTACTGAAGGCCGGACAGAGAATAGCCGTGAAATGACCCTGAAAGAGGCAAAAAGCCTTATCGAGTGTCTGAAAGGACGTGAAGAACACACGGGATATATTAATCGTATTTGGCACACGGCTTATGAAATGGGTATAATCGTTGAAGGTGATTCAACCGAAAAAGCGATAAACGCCGCAGCCTTAAATACCTTTTGTTTAAAACGTGGTAGTGTCAAGAAGCCCCTGGGTAGCCAGTCTCTAACTGAATTAAAGAAGACTGTAAGGCAATTTGAAGCGATGTACACAAAGCATCTTATTAAAAAGGAGTTACAGGAAGATTTGGGGTATGCAAAGCGACTACATGACTTGTTTGTTGAAAATGAAGTGTATGAAGAAGCTGTGAAGACACAAAAATGGATAGACCACATTAATGCGAAAATTCAACCTAAGCGGAAACGTGCTTTAAAGACTGTGTGAACCATGTCAGAAAAGAAATTAACATACGATTTGGACTATAACTTTTGTGAAGGGAGTGTTTTATTCGAAGTAGATAAAGATAAATTCCTAAACGAAGTAATCAAAAAATATGCTTTAGAGGCATTAAGGTTATTCATGTTAGAGAAAAAGGATAAAGACCTTATCATTCATAGGTTTATGAATGATAACAGCTTTTGTCGCTTAGATGGGGAAGATGGTATATTATTGAAAGATATTGCCACAATACCTCTCCATGAGTTAGAGGATTTAGACCCTCGTTTATTAACGATACGTATTATTTTGAAACGATAAATATGAATAAAAAGAAGGAAACAACAGTCCGTTTTTTTGGTACAATAGGTAGTGATATTAACGGAGACCAATTTGCCAATGAATTAGCGGCATTAGACAAAGAATATGATGTTATCAATCTCCACATCAATAGTTCAGGAGGTGATGTGCCACAAGGCTATTCTATTGTCTCTGTGATATTATCAATGAAAGCTACAGTGAATGTATATGTGGTTGGCATTGCTGCAAGCATGGCGGCTGTTGCTGCTGTTTGCGGGAATAAGGTTTACATGTACGATTATTCACGCTTGATGATACATGACCCATTTTTTAGTGGCCGGGAAAACAAAAAATTGAGCGAGAAAGAAAAAGAAGTCCTTTCCCATATTACTGATAGTTTACAAATGATTCTGTCGAGACGGGGGAAGGATAAAGCAAAAATAGCTCAATTGATGAAAGTAGAGACATGGTTTAATGCTGATCAGGCTCTATCAGAAGGGTTAATTGACTGCATTGTTTCCACAAAACACAAAAACGAATTTAGCAGACTTAGTAATGACGATATTTTAACGCGCATTTCCGCGAAGTATCAACCCAATAAAACGAATATAAACATGAAATTATTGAATGAAATGGCTTCTTTATTAGACATAGAGAACCCAACGGAGGAAACCGTATTACAAGCGGTAAAGGATTTGATACAGGCTTCACATCCTGTAATTGCAAAGAACAAACTTGACCTTGCTTTAGACAGGAGCATTATAGGCGCTGGTTCTTACTCTAACCTTTTGGAAATGGGGAATAGTGCCCCGGAGGCTCTTAATGACTATTTGGCAAAACTGGAGAAAGAATATGAAAAAGCCCAAGAAGAAAAGATAAACGCTTTTTTTACAGAGAATAAGCAAAAACTCACCTATATCAATCTTAAAGGCAGGGAGGGCTTAAAAGAACTGGCAAAAAAAGATTTTGACCTATTTACGCGCTTAATGAGTGTATTACCTGACTCTTTTAGACTATCAGAACTTATACGGACAGATAATAAGACAAATGTATCTAAGACTAATTGGACGCTGGATGATTATCGTAAAAACGCCCCAGAGGAGTTAAAGAGTAATCCCAATCTATATGAGAAGCTCGTTGAATTGGAAAACAAGAAGAAATAATATAATCTTAATTAATCACTTAAAAATAATTTCAAATGACAACATTACACACCCAAGTATGGATTAGACAGATATTAGAAGGTTTTTATCCTGATTCGTCTTTTCTAAGGTATGCCCGCGACCTTTCAAAATTAGTAGATAATGACAAAATTAATTTAGCAGAGGCCGGAATAGACCCAAATGTATTGATTAATAACACGACTTACCCTATACAGGTTTTTCAAAGGATTGACACTCCTATCTCTATAGAATTAGATAAATTTGAAACAGAGAATACCCTTGTTCGCCGCCCGGAAGTTATAGAGTACGCCTATGATCAATTAGAAAGTGTTATAAAAGGCCATCGTTCAGCCTTACAGACAACAACAGGGGAAAAGGCTGCACATGCTTACGCACCGGATAAAGATACAGTGTTTACCCCTATAATAAAGACTACAGGAAACACGGAGCAAGGGCGGAAGAGGTTACGTTATGCCGATATTATAGAATTAAAAAATCGCTATGATGTGGCAGAGATACCTCTTGAAAGCCGTTATCTGGTATTAGCCCCTCAACATGTATCTGATTTGTTATTAGAGAGTGTAGAACTGTTTAAAGATATAACCAATTTGAAAGAAGGGAAACCTTTTAGTTTCGCTGGCTTTGGTATGTTGCAGTTTTCTCGACCTCCAAAATATGAATTGAAAAATGGTGAATATGAGAAAGTAGGATTTGGAAAGGAAACAGCATCAAAAAGCTTTTGTTCTTTTGCTTTTCAGGCAGACGAGGTAATGAAATCTGATGGACAAATATACATGTATGTCACAAAAGATGATCCCAAAGAACGCGGAACAATTGTAGGCTTTGACAAACGCTTTATTGCTGTTCCTTTGCGTAACAAAGGTATAGGGGCAATCGTTTCTGATGTTACCACCTAAGTAAAGACATTAAGTAGAATCCGACCACTCACCACGTACTAACACTTTTGAAAAGAGGAGCTATACAAAATAGTTCCTCTTTTTTGTAAAACCTACCGAATAGACTGATACCTTTGTAAAAAAAGAGGATAGGTATGGCTTTTAACAATATTAATTTTTTAATGAGAGTTATTGAAGTACAGAATATTGTATTAGAATATAAGGATAAAGATGTATCTCAAAAATGGATTTATGAGAACTTGATTAAAGAACGTTTTTATATCTCCAAAAGTACTTTTAATCGGTATCTTGCGGTAAATGCAAAAAAGGAACTAAAAACAATACAAAGGCTTTAATTATGGCATATAACAACTTAAATGTATTGAAAAGGGCTGTAGAAATACAAACGATAGTCTTAGAACATAAGAAAAAAGGAGTATCGCAAATTTGGGTATTTAAGAATGTGATTAGAGAGCGCTTTCTTATTTCATATAGCACGTTTAATCGTAGCCTAAGCATCAACGCAAAGAAGGAGTTAAAAGAACGGCTAAATACAGAATAGTTGCTTTAAAATACATCGCCCCGATACTTTCGATACCGGGGCGGGGTGATAGAAGCCGCCCGAAGCGTAACATCTACCCAACACCTCATTATTGAGGTTATTTCAAAAAAGAATAAGCAGAAGTGTAAAATACATCGCCCCAACCGAAGCTGGAGCGGAGTGATACGAGCCGCCCGAAGCGTAACACATACCGTCTCATTGCTGAGATTCTTGCAAAGATAAACTGTTTTATGAGAAAGAGAAGTATTTATTCGCGGAATTTTATATTAACAAATTCGCTTGCTCTATTTTAACAAATTCAATTGTCGCCTACATGTCGTTGTTTGAGAATGATGACAACAAATTACCCAATAGCCAAAATCATGACTTCAGGACAAATCTCCTTATACTTATGACTGAAATGTTACACCATGTGGCAACTAAGATATGGGACTCTTTCTTTTATCGTTTTTGGATTCTTTATAAAGATCTAGTTTTAGAGACTAGTTTTAGAAATCGTGAATATGCAGAATTCACCTATATTGGACTTTCATATTCTTCCTGTACGGAAATATTTATATTAGATATATTAAGAAAAATAGACGACGTTAACTATAAAGATGAACATGGTGTATTGCAGAAATTAATGAGCCGTATAAAAAACAATGTAAATTTTAAGAACAGTGTTCAAATAGATGATTTATATAATAATCTCATGATTAAAGAGAGAAAAGGCTCTCAAAACATTTGGACAATTTCATCGTATTTATTTGAGATATTAAGCGTAAGCTCTAAAAAGAAACTTAAGAAGCTTATATTAATAGCAGATTTTGAGAAATCTATGTCTGATCATTTCTTCTATGATATAGTTTATAAATTTTCAAAAAAAGACAAGAATTTAAAGGATCAAATTGAACGCATAGTCTTTACTTCAAAAAGACTATGGGATGTCGGTTATACAATAAAAAATGGAAAATACCGTCATTCTGGCACATCTGAAACATTATTTTATTTGGACTATTTCAACTTACAATTAGAAACTCTTATATCCCATAAATCTCCTATAATAAACAGTTTGTATGGGAGTCTGAGTGAAACCTATAATCTTATGAACAAAACATCAACTCATAGATTACTCCTGTTTAATAGAAATGGCACCCAATTAAGAAACATCATTTTCTTTCTAAATAAACTGAAGAAGCATGCTTATGAAGCAATGGGTGTTTCCACAGCAGAGATTGATATACAATTAGATAATTTTCAAAAACTCGCTACAATTCCAATTTCACAGCAAGATATAAGGAAAGAGTTGTCATCTAATGAAAAAGAAGCTTTTAATAAAGCAATGGAAGCTCTAGATTATGAACTATTACAACTTAAGTGTAATGTCGTAGATTTTGAGCTTGAAATTAATTTGATCATCGGAAGGCTATTTTCAATTGATGATACCTTTGAGTCTGGGTTGGGATATATTACTAATTGGTCATTATATAAAAGACGAGAATTCATTCCTCTTTTCAAAGTCCCTCTTTTATTACTGATTGAAAAACATATTGACTTTGAAAAACTCCCCAAAGACTTGGATAAAATATATGTAATTCAACACTTAACAATTATTTCGGTTGTTTTGCAGAATGAGATAAGAGGCAAGGAGGAAATCGTTGATTTGTTTATAGAGAAAAGTAAAAAATTAAACTTCAATATTATAAAAGCAGCTATTTCAGATGTAACAAGAATAATAAAAAAAGAAGGTTGATAAATACTAAATTAATGGCACTGTCCACAATTTTGTGTAAACGAGAAACTACAAGGTTTATGGATTATACTTGGGTCCTATTTCCAAAATATAGTCAAAAGCGTGTGCATCATTTGCACACGCTTTTGTATATAACTACATCGTTATTTTCGAAAATACAATAACAGAACGGCTTGTCTATCCTCGCTTTATGAATA